CCGGTTCGGTTCGTTCGTACCCTTATCAACTGCGGCACAGCCCACTTCAGTGAACCAGATTGGCTTGCTGCCCGGTTGCCAAGCTGTCGGCAAGGCTGAGCGAACCCCATCCACACGGTCATGGTGATCGTTCAGCCACCAATTGCGCAAATCCTTGTAACGATAGATCCACGGCTCGCCATCACCGTCTGTGATTGGTGTTCGAATTTGCGCTTCGGCGGCTTCGGCAGAATGATAATACCAATCGTATCCTTCACCGCCTTCAATATTCTCACTAAGGTATTGAAGGTTGTAGATAGACCCGAATGCCGCATCCAGATGATCATCTCCGTCGCGCCAATCCGACAAAGGCATGTAGTTGTCAATTCCAATAAAATCAATGTCTTCACTGGCCCATAATGGGTCCAGATGGAAGATTTTGTCAGCCGTCCCAACTGGTTGATAGCCATGATATTCGGACCAATCGGCCGCATAGCCAATGTGTACACCCGACCCCAAAATTTGGCGAACGTCCGCCGCCAACGCGACCAACCCATCAACCGCCGGAAACCCATTTGCACCGCGAATTTGGCTTAATGCGCGCATTTCAGATCCTATGCAGAACGCATCAACATCGCCCGCGATTGCGCACAAATGCGCATAATGCAAAATGAACCGACGATAGGACCATTCCGCCGGACCGGAATAGATCACCCGCCCATTGTGAATTGCGAAATCAGATCTTGTGTGGGCGCAAGATTGGTCGTGATCCGCCCCCGCCACGGAAGGCGCGGCTGGCCAACCTGCCCGCTCCAGGGGTCAGGCAATTGATTGCCGTCCAATTGCTCCATCAAAATGAAAGGGTAAAACACGGCCCTTTGACCGCGGGTTTTCAAATCCCGCAACGCTTCGACAACCGCATCGTCGGCCGGCGTTCCCCCATAAACGGGGCGGTCATTTTCCCTTGGCACAGCTTCGGCGGTTGTCCGCGACAGCCCTGACACAGACCAAGCCATTTCAGCCCCGTCAACATCGCGCTGTTCTACTTTCGGTTTCAACTGGCATTCGCCACAGCGCAGATCATCCCCAAACCACGACACAACCATCGTTACCGATCCGCAGTTCGGTAATTCTTCTTCCAACGCTTCCGTCGCGAGCGCATATTCCCCGGTGCCCGGCACCAATGCCACCCCTGTCACGAGCCTATTGAGATCGCCATGAATTGCATCATCATCCTGCCCGGGGCGCATGACCTCAAACGAAAACTGCGGAACCCGATTCCCGAATTGCCCCAAATCAAGATCTTCGAACACCACATAGGCCGTGCCACGATAGGCCGGTACATTCCCAGCGCCTTCGAAGACCCAGAATAGACCCGCATGTTCAGATCATCACGGGCGACTTCGCCCCCATCCGCCCAAACACGTCCCACGCGTGATATTTCGCCCTCGCACAAAGCAATCGCGAGGGACACAGTATAGCTGTATTCGGTTACCTTGGGCTTCGGCGGGCCGCCCTTGCCGCCACCCGTCGTTGCGCTGGTTTCCAGAAACTGTGTCGCCCAAATAACCTGCCCGGCCACCCGCATCCGCCCATAAAGATGACTGATCGGTGCGCCTTCACTGGCTCCGGTCAAACGAAACCGGTCCACACGTCCAGTTTGTACTGCATCGGCCCCAGCACCCATAATACGCTGATCGATAACGCGGCCCAACGTGGCCCCCGCTGCGCGGCCAATAACACCCATGCCAAGACCAAGCGCCGTGCCCGTCATCGTGCCGCCCAGCGCCATACCCGCTGCCGAAAGTACAATCGTCGCCATGATATTCAGACCTTTGGTTAATCGTTTGTCGGAAAGGCAAAACGCGCGACAATCCGGCGTTGCCAAGGAGGCGTGAGCGCGTTTTCAACAACGCCATGCCCCTGATATGCGTGAATAAAACTCGGGCTTTGGCCCGCGTCCGCCTGAAGCCCGACATGTTTTGCCACGGCACCCGCGCGCATACGAAACACAACGACATCTCCGGGTTCGGCATTCGAAACGGTCTTCGCCACAAGCAGGCGACGCGCTGCTTGTAGCAGCACTTCGTCACCCTGCGGTTCTGACCAGTCTGGCGTGTAAATTGGAACGGCAATCAGTGCCGTGCCGGTGACTTCGGCCCAAACACCACGCAGCATACCAAGGCAATCACAGCCCAGTCCCCGTACTGCAGCTTGATGCAGATAGGGCGTGCCGATCCAGCCGCGCGCACACGAAACAATTCTATGTCTCATCCGTCGCGCCGCAGGCTGCCACCCGCCTTAGCCCCAGCGGCTACCGGCGTGCTGACCAACCAATCGTCCCCCGGAATGTCCGGGAAACCACGAAAATTCAGAATGTTATCAAACTTTGTACGACAGGTTTGATGGCGCTTATCGCATCCAGCTTCGAGTCTGATGACATCGCCGGCCTTGATGGGCGTTCGAAAAGCTTGCCAAACCTCGATCTCGCGTGTGGTGCCGACAAACCGATCCCTTTTGATCGCACCGATCAACCCTTCGGCAGCACCCGTCAGCACCTGCAAACGTCCCCGTTCGAACCACGCCGGTTCAAATGAAGCCATATCTGCAAATCGAAACCTGCGGCCGTCTTCCAAAACCTCAACAGCCAGTTCTTTGGAATACCCATCTTTATTCAGACTAAATCGACAATCCGCATCGCCTAGGATGGCCGAACAAGGGGTTTGATAGACGCGCCCCTGCGTTTGGTTCAGGGCCTCGGTTAGACCTCGCAACTCCGCATGAAATGCCCCACCCGCGCGGCGCAGCTCGCCTATTGATCCTGCGAACCGTAGGCTTCGTATTGCGACATTCGCCCAGTTCACCAACCACGCCTTTACCTCGGCGCCATCAAACCGCCCGGCTTCAATATCGTCTTCGGTGATCGCTGCATCGCTCAATGCGCCCATTGCTTCTGAGTTATCGACCGACAACCCGGTTGCAGACATGATCGCCCGTGCCGTCATCCCCGCATCCGCCTTAAACGTGATCCCGTCGAAATTTAACGCGCGGTCATGATCGGTGAACCCATAGGTCACGCCGTCGCGGCGCTGCACAACCCAACACCGCGCCAACGTCGTAGTGCCAGTATCCAAATGGTCCTGAAACTCGCTCATACGCGCACCTCGACCACTGGAATGTCTGGCACTTCGCCAGCTTGAAACGTTGCCATTGATGTGACGATGGTGTCGCTGTCAAAGCGGACAGGGACATCAAATTCATAACCTGCTGTGATTTCGGCCTGAAGATCGGGCGGCCGTTTAAACGTAACAAGCCCCATGTCCAGATCGATGTCGTAATCAACGCCTTCCAACTGCGGATCTCCGCTGATGGCAATTAAAACCGTGCCTGCCACCAACTTGGTAACGGGGCGCGAATAGGTTACGCCACCTGACGCGTAGTTTTTGACGATCTGAAACTGCGACGTTTCTTCGTCCCCCATCGCAATCAGTTGATCATCTCCAGACACTGCGCGACTGGCTACGCTGGATTTGAAATCCGCCCAGTCTTTCCAGCGAAACCCGAACATCTGCCCCTGTCGCGCTTCAAAAAATGCGACAACAGTTTCAACATCATCCAAACTGCGAAGGCCCATCCCCGCATCAAATCGGCGGCGTGAATGCGCCCAAGGCGTATTGCGTTCTTCAAACCCGTTGGACAGCGTAACAATTTCGGTGCGCCGTTCGGGCCCTCCGAGGGCCCCGAAACTTAGCGCGGTCGGAAACCGGACCTCATGAAAACTCATCTTATTTCTCCTGTCCTAGCGGTTGCGCTGCCCACGACCTAGCGCACGCGCCATAGAGGCGGCGATTTGGCTTTGGCTTCTCTGAAAACTCGCAGCATCCGGGGTTGAGATGTTGATGGTGACATGTGTTGCCTGCCCACCGGATGCGGCGACGCCAAGTTTTCCATCAGCACCGCGCGACAAAGGCATAATCGCCTCTGGTCCGGCTTCGCCCATCAAACCGGTGCCACCACGCATTGCAAAACTGGTCGCACCAGACACCACGCCGCCTTTGGCAAAAGGCATGACACGGCCCTGACTGAATGCGCCTCCGTGTTCAAACGGCATCATACTGGACACCAACGCATTAACGCCGCCCGCGAGGATTCCACCAAAGTGGTCAGTCACGGGTTTCATGGCATTGTTGTAAACGGTGCGCGACATCGCTTGGCCCAAGGTGGCAAACGCATCCGACAGCGAATTTCCATCAAATACCAAACCATCGAAGGCCCGCCGCAAACCGCCGGAAAAACCGCGTTCCAAGTTTCCCAAATCCCGCGTTGTGTCGCCCAACGTTATCCGCATCCGGCTAAGTTGACTTTCAAAGGCATCCGTCATCGCAGTCACCGACCCGAGAGTCTGCTCAAGCGCTTTGGCTTCGGATTCAAGGGCGTCAAGCCCGTCGATATCATCCATCGTTCGCTCCTTTGTCCGGATAGGACCGGCTCAATTCATCCAAACGCGCACCGTTCATTGGCACTTCGCCAACCTCGGGTCCGATCAGCAACCACAACTCGGCAGGTGTAAGCGCCCAGAATTCGTGCGGCTTCAGCCCCAACCCGCGGAATCCCGTACGCATCAAGGCTGGCCAATCAAACGCTGTCACTGCACATCCTCCGGGCTGGCGAACGCGCGGGCCAGTAACTCTGCCGCCGCCTCCGCCGCCCGTACAGGACCGCCTTGAATGTCAGCGGCAATTAAGTCCGCAGAGGTGCCACGCCATCCCCCACCTCGAAGGCCCGCAACAATCAACGCCAATACATCGCGGGTAGAAAACCGGCCCGCTTCGAACCGTTTCACGAGTTCAACGAGTGTGTCAGCATCCATCGCGGCCTCTAACTCCGCCAGCGCCCCCAACGTCAGCTTGCAGACGTGCGCCTGCCCGTCGATTGTTAACGCAACCTCACCTGCGAACGGATTGGCCGGGCCATTCATCATGGGAAGGCCGTGAACGTCACCTGCCCCGCAGATGTCAGAGACATCTCATACGTTGCTTCGCCGTTATGCGATCCTGCATACTCGATAGAACTGACCATAAACGGTCCTTCCATGGTACCGAAATCAGGGATGATCACCTGAAAATCAGGCGTATCGCCTTCAAAGAACATCTCGCGTACGCGTTCATCGCTCGCGGCGTCCTTGAACACACCCGATCCTGAAATCGCGGCAGATTTTACACCTGCGCCTCCCAGAACCTCGCGCCATCCGCCCGTACTTTCCAGCGATGTCACATCAACTGTTTCCGCATTAAAACTGATCCGCGTTGCCCGCAAACCAGCTGCGGTTTCAAATAGGCCATCGCCTGTCATGTCGATCTTGATCAACAGGTCCTTACCGTTCTGAGCCGTCATAGGAAATTCTCCTTCAATGTATAAAAATCAGTCATCCTGAACCCGTGCTTTGAACGTCAGATCGATGCGGCGCGTGTCCGCGGTCCCGACCCGTACGGCTTTTGCTCGATAGAAATTCAACGCTATCAGTGTGCCGCGATCCAAACTCAATTCAGCATCGACCAACGCATCAGACACGGCCGACGCCGCAACCTTTGCGGTCGCAAAACCTGCGGCGTCTGTCACAACCGACACGGTGAATTCATGTTCAGCTCCCGCGCCTGTTTTGTCGGATCGGTCGCGCGCGATTTCTGGACCGAGAGCCACATAAAGAGGCGGCACCATTCCGGACGGGATGGCATCAAAAATATTGGACCCCACAATCGCATCAAGCGCCGTGTCAACCACAAGACGTTGATAAATGGCGGTTTGAAGAGCCGCAGAAACACCATAACTCATGCTGCGATCTCCTCTTGTGCCAAACAGCGCAGATACCGTGCGTCCGTGTCATCTTCGGCCACCGATAATATCCGAAACAAACGTTCGCCTTCGCGAAATCGTTGATCTGGTTGGGGGCGCGCCGTTGAATGGGCAGGAGCAGCACGCAGCGTGATGATGTAATTCGACAGACTCAACGGGCCGGCAACACCCGCCTTTTCACGGCCCGATCGTGCCTTAATATTCGCCCACAGTGTGCCCAACGCCATCCAGCTTTGGGCAAATCCACCCGCGCCATCAGGGACGCGTGCTGGCATTTCAAGAATAAGCAACCGGTTCAAACGATAGCCCATCAACCCGCTCCTCCGCCTGTAAGACGGATGCTGCGATACCGCTCTATCAATGCGCTGACGCCAAAGGGCATACAACCGCCATCGTACTGAACCTCATGGCGGTATTCGTAGTAATGCGCAGCCAAAAGAAAGACGGCTTGTGCCAGATCCGCCGGCAGATCGCTCCAGTCCGGTCCAAATCCAGCCAGTATTTCAATTTTCACGGCGCCCGCTTGAGGCACAGATGGCCAAGATGCGGACACGGCCACCAACACGGGGCGCTGCATGTCTGGACGCACCTGATACGTGACCGGATCTATCAGTGTTGCATCGCCCATTCGGTCCAACACCTCGACCCGTACAATCGCGCTTACGGGGGCGATGGGAAGCACTTGTTCAAAGGCATCGCGCCACTTTGTCAGGGTCCAGCTGAATTGGCGCTCAATCAGCGCCTTTCCCGTGCGCGCTTCTATTGCGGCCAGGGCCGATCGCAGAAAACCCTCCAACAACCCATCCTGCATGCCATCATCGGAAAATCCCGACCCTAGGCGCAGATGCTCCTTAAAAAGGGCAACCGGCAATGCGTCCGGGTGCACGGTGGTTTCTTCTATTAACATCATGGGGTCACTCCGCAGGCAGTCCGACGTCATTTGGAAAACAGGTCCGAAAGAACCGGTCCAAGGCTAAAATCCGGGTGCATGTCCTTCGCGTTGCTTGGACGGAAGGAAGCAGCTGGACAACGCGAAGAGAACTCGCATCCCGCACGCACCCGGATCCGGGCAGGCCCGAAGGCATGCCCATTCACATCAGCGCCGTTTAGGCTGTGCCGAATTTCAAAAGCTTGATCGCCGCAAAATCTGATACGGCACCGCCAACACGCTTTGTCGCATAGAACAGCACATGCGGCTTGGCGCTGAATGGGTCGCGAAGAACACGCAGATCTGGGCGTTCCGCCACGGTGTAGCCCGCGCTGAAATCACCAAACGCGATGGCCGTTGAATCTGTTGCAATGTCGGGCATGTCTTCTGCGATCAAGACCGCATAGCCCAGCAGACGCGCTGGTTCATTTGCGACCAATCCATCGGACCACAAGAAACGACCGTCGTTGTCTTTCAGCTTACGTACAGCACCCGCAGTTTTCGAATTCATCACAAATGTACCATTTGCGCGGTATTCGGCACCCAACGCATACACCAGATCAATCAACGCATCGGCGCCGTCAAAATCACCGTCTGCACCTGTGACAACATAGCCAAGATTACCCCACGCCCAGACATCGTTGTCTACGTTCGGCGCGGTCAGAAAACCTGTTGGCTTATCGATACCATCACCAGATACAAAGGCCGCGGCCTCGGATCGGGCAAATTTATCAGCAATCCGACCGGCGAGCCATTCGTCGATATTGAACGCAGAATCATCTAACAACCGCTGGGACGCTTTCGGAAGCGCCGACAACTCGTGCAAAGCAATTGTAATGCGATCAATCTGCGGTGTGCCGGTTTCTGTTGTGGCAGCGGTTTCGCTGGCCCAACCTGCGCCCAGCTCTGTATGATCAATCAAGACATCATAAGACGTCGCTTCTACATTAACGACATTGGCAATTGCGCGGATCGATGCCGTTGCGGCCAGTGTTGATTGAACAGTCGCTGACGTTTGCGGATCAACGAGGTAGCCGCCGTCAGCAGCAACTGCCGATGACATGGATTTGCCTTCCATAGGCAAGTCGCGCAACGCATCATCATCGCCGGAACGAAGATAGTCTTCGAACGCTTTCTGATGAGGGGCCTGTTCAGACGCAGCAGCGGAGAGCGCGGGGCGCGCGCCTGCAATCATAGATTTACGATCAAGTTTGGTCATACGGTCGTCCTGCTCTTTTAGCTTGTTGTGAATATCTGTTGTGAAGTCTCTGAAATCGGTCACAAATCCCGAAATGGCGGATTTGAATTCGCTCGCTGGGGTCGTTGCGTCAGACACATCTTCCCCGGCCCGAGCCTTTGCATCGGGTGTCGTCATCGTTTGATCCTCTCAATGAAGAAGGGTGGAAACGCCGCCCCTATTGGCGGCCCAGCAAAGCGCGGGCATCCTCGAACACCCCCCCCCACCCGCGCATCAGGAAGCATCGGAAACGTCACCAGCGACACCTCCCAAAGCTCCAGTTCAGACAAAAGACGTCCGCCTTTTGCATTCTTGGTTGATCGTACTGTTCGGTACCCGATCGACAGCCCGTCAATGGCGCCAGCCTCAATCAGGGCAGCGGCTTCTGCACCTTTGGCCACATCGCGCAAGATACGCCCCTTGACCCAAAGGCCCGCCTTATCTTCGCGTACTTCGTCCCAAACGCCGATAGGGTGCGCCGGATCATGCTGCCATAGCATTTTAACGCGCCCGCCCGACTGGGCCAATTTTTCGATAGAGGCCGCATAGGCCCCCATTTCCACGACATCGCCCCCTTGATCGGCCTTTCCGAACAAAGACGCATATCCGCTGATCTCGACTCCATTTTCAACAGCCACTGATCCGCCAAGCGCAATAAACTTATGTTCTAATGTCATCTCAAATTCCCCCTGGTGCCGCCGTCAAGATTTGTTCAATCGCCTGCGCCATGATCACAGCGACCACGCCATATACGGTCAGCCACAAACGTCGCTCCAAACGCTCCATCATCTTTTCGATTTTCGCCAACTGCGTGTTCAACTGCGCGAACTGCAATGCAGCGACCCGTTCGTGCGCTTCGATCCGCAATGAAGGACTGCATTCAAATGTTTCCCTCAGTTCACGCATCGCCGACCTCAATGCTCGGTAACCCAAGCAAATTGCGCTTTTCTGCATCGGACAGGAACGACGCGCCGGCAACCCGTTTCCATTGGGCATCACGCTCAGCACTCAATGCGGCAACTTGATCCAGATCGGGTTTCAGATCGAACCGCTCACCGCGGAAATCTCCCAACCAATCCGAAATTGCGCCTGCAACACGCGTCACCAAGGGTAAAACCGTCAGCCTGTAAAAGGCGCGATTGGCCTCTTGATAGTTTGCATAGGTCGCATCACCGGGAATTCCCAACAGCATCGGCGGAACCCCAAATGCAATCGCAATCTCGCGCGCGGCACCTTCTTTGGTTTTTAGAAATTCCATATCAGATGGGCTGAACCCCATCGGTTTCCAATCCAACCCACCTTCCAACAACATCGGGCGCCCCGCATTCTTGGCCCCTTGATGCTGGGTTTCCATTTCATGTAGCAATCTGTCGTATTGATCTGTTGAAAGTTGGCTCTGACCATCTGCACCCTTGTACACGATCGCCCCGCTGGGCCGTGCAGCATTGTCCAGCAATGCCTTTGACCAGCGGCTTGCTGAATTATGAACGTCCAACGCCGTCGCCGCAGCCTGCATAGGCGATAATCCATAGTGATCGTCTTGCGGATGAAAGCTCTTGATATGACAGATCGGTGCGGGCCCGTCGCCCAAAGCAAACCGATGTTTGCGCCCACCAACTGCGTAATCGTAGGCCACAGGCCACCCATCCGCCCCCGGAACCAATGTCATCCGGTCGCTGCGCAAGACATGCAATTCGACAGGGCCCATATCCCCACCCACCGCTTCGATGTATCCATTTCCGGTCAGCAACAGCTGACCAAAAAGGGCCTCAAATAATTCCGCGCGCCCCTGCGCCCCATTTGGTCGCGAAATCAGATCAATCACTGGATGCGTATCATAGCGCCGCTCAGCGTCTTGTAGCACCAACGGCAAAGCAGCTGCCGCTTCTGCGATCAACTTGACCGCACGAAATCCGATAGGGTTGCTCTGGAACCCTGCGCGCGTCAGCGAAGTTGTATCGCGGGCGCCCCAAACGGATCGGCCAGCCGCACCCCACGCCGCGATCTTGCCAGTCGCAGATGCCTTGAGCTCAGGTATGTCCAATGGCTCTGCTACCGTTCGCTTCAGAAAATCAAACATTCAAATCCCCTCTGGTGCCGCCAATCCAAGGCGTCCGATCCAACACGATACAGTTTCGACTTAATTTCTTAGGAAGCCGCAAACCAACAGCTCGGTGCTGACGCAACAGCCTGAAAAACCTTGCTTTATTGACTAAAGCGTCCGCACTTGCGGGCGTCGCCACTGACGGGCCGGTTCCACAAACAAATCAGTAAGCGCCCAAACCAACGCATCGACCCGATCCGGGGATCCTTGCCCAACATACCCCCGTGTCGTCATCAGACACATTTCGTCTTCAAGCTCGACCATCTTTTGGGCGTGATACACGCGGTCCTGCTCATATAAGGCCGCTACAGGCTCGGCGCGGGCGGCTTTGCCACGGGTGGCGTGGACTCCTCGATAAGAAACAGCAGGGTCAATTGAGCGCACAATTTCTTCGACCATTGCACCCCCTTGATTGATTTCTGCCACCAAACGCTCCGCCCCATGGCGATCCATCGCCGATATGGCAGCGTTG